AGAAGAAAGAAAGAATGTTCTTGCATTAGCAAACTATCTTGGATATAAAACAAAACCAACTAAATCTGCTACTACAAACATTGATTTATATCAATTAATTCCATCTACTAAAGATTCTAATAATAATTACATTCCGGATAACAACTATGCTCTTAAAATAAGAGAGTATATGGAAGTGTCGAATGAAAGTGGTGTAAGTTTCATTACAACTGATCCTGTTGATTTTTCTCTTGATAGTAAATTTTCTCCTAGAGAAGTAACTGTATATTCAAGAGATAATTATGGTGTACCACAATTTTTCTTATTAAAGAAATCAGTAAAAGTAATTGCAGGTAAAATTACTACTAAATCATTTACGGTAGGAACATCAGTACCATTTTATAAAATATCATTATCAGAACTTAATGTTATTGACATAATTGATGTAAGAGATAGTGATAATAATAAATGGTATGAAGTTGATTATTTAGCTCAAGATTTAGTATTTACCGAAACTGAAAATACAGATTTTACTAATAATGCATATGTTCAGTATTCATCGGAAGTTCCTAAATTAATTAAAAGTTTCAAAACATCAAGAAAATTTGTTGTAAATGTTACCGCTAATAATGTAACATATCTTGAATTTGGTGCGGGTACAGATGCAACTTCGGATGAAGTAATATATCCAAATTCAGAATTGGTAGGTATAGGATTGACAAATATCAGCAATTTAAATTTGAATTATGATACCAGTAAATTATTAAATTCGGAAACATTTGGTCAAGCACCATCTAACACAGTATTAACTGTACAATATTTGGTTGGTGGCGGAATATTGTCAAATTCTCCATCGGATACTATCAAAAATATCTCGTCAGTTACATATTTGAATGATACTACAGGTTTAACACCATCTCAAAACTCATTATTAACTACTGTTAAAAATTCATTGAGAATATCCAATCCAAATCCTGCGGTTGGTGGACAAAATGAAGAAAGTGTAGAAGAAATAAGACAAAACGCTTTGGCTAATTTTGGTTCACAGAATAGAACAGTAACGGTAGATGATTATGTTTCTAGAATATATTCAATACCACCAAGATTTGGTTCTATTGCAAAAGTAATGGTAATACCAAATTCAGATTTGTCAATTTCAACCAATCAAACAATATTAAATGGATTTGTAAATAATGAAAATCAAACATCATTGATTAATAATAGTTTAGAAAACAATTATAGAAAAGTAAATTTTGATGTATCAAATCCGTTCAGTTTAAATTTATATGTTTTGAGTTATAATTCAAATAAAAATTTAACACAAATCAATGAAGCATTAGTATACAACATTAGACAATATCTACAAAAATATAAGATTATTTCAGATAGTGTTAATATAATTGACGGTTATATCATTAATGTCGGCGTTGATTTTAAGATTTTAGTTTATAATAATTTCAATAAAAAAGAAGTTTTGGATCAATGTCTTCAAAAAGCCAAAGATTTCTTTAATATTGATAAATGGTATTTTAATCAACCAATCAATATTAATCAACTAGAATTAGAATTGGCTAAAGTTGAAGGAGTACAATCTGTTGCAGAAATAAAATTCAAGAATCTTACCCAAAATGATGGTAATTATTCTCCGCATGAATACAATTTATCAGAAGCAACACACAATAAGATTATATATCCATCATTAGATCCATCTGTATTTGAAGTTAAATATCCAGATAATGACATTAGAGGTGCAGTAATTTAATAAATTTATCATTAAAAGTCTTATAAATTTCATACTTATATTTATATAATAGAGTATGCACACATTTATATTTCCAAAACAAGACACATTCATAACTAATGAAACTGGTTATGCCGATAAAAATTTTGGAATTGACGAAATTTTAGAATTAAAAGCACAAAATCAATTAGTAAGTAATGTAACTTTTTACAGTTCAGCAAGTCTTTCTGGTAGTTACTCAACTTTTGATGTATTGAATTACACAGGAAGTATTTCTGGAAGTTATATATCAGGAGCCGCAGAATCCTCAAACATATATGGCAGTGGATCATCACAATTCAGATCAACTAATTATAATGGATATGTATCGGGAACATATGGTGCAGGTATACCAATAACATCAAGTTTAACTAATTATAATGGTCCAGTAACAGGTAGTATTAGTGGAAGTATAGTAGGATCTTTCACTGGTTCAATTTTCTTTGCTAGTGGATCTTTAACTAATTTTGATGGTTGTATAAATGGAACATTACAAGGTACACAAAGCGTATATGATCCAATTACAAATTTTACAAATGATCCCGAATTTAGTAGAATTTTGATTCAATTCGATTTAACTTCGATTTCAAGTTCTCTTTTGTCGGGAGATATAAATAATGGATCTAAATTTTTCTTAAAATTAAAAGCATCTTCTACAAGTGAAGTGCCATTGGATTATAAAATATATGCATATCCAGTTAGCAAGAGTTGGGATATGGGTACAGGAAGATATGATACTGAAGGATTAGGTAGTTTTGGTGCTAGTTGGTATTATAATACTACACAGAATACATCTAGTTTATGGTACAGTCCAACCGCATCTTCAGTTACATATAATTTCAGTGATTATTTATTGACATCAAGTTTGGGATCATCTTCATTCCAAAATGGTGGGGCTACTTGGTTTTATAATGTACCTTCAACATATTCGCAACCAACATCAAATACATCATCATCTTTTTATAACACTTTAAGTTCGTCTGTTTATATATCTTCGTTTTGTTCGTCGTCATTAAGTGGCAGTTCATTAATATGTTCACAATCATATTCTTATAGTACTTCCGATATTTATATGGATGTTACGCCAATTGTTAAAGGTTGGATATGTGGATGTGTACCAAATAACGGATTTGTTTTAATTAGTTCACTTGAATTGATTCAATCAAATGATATAAATTCTAGTATTAGATTCTTTAGTAAGGAAACAAATACAATTTATCAACCATATTTGGATGTAAAATGGGATGATAGTACATATTCATCAGGCAGTTTAATACCACTAACAGGATTTAATCCATATACAGTAGTTGTTAAGAATGTGGGTAGAGAGTATAAATTTGGAAGTATACCTCGTATAAACATATTTGCGAGAGAAAAGGCACCACTAAAGAACTTTGTTAAAGGATATCAACAAAGTCAATATTTAAGTTCAAGTTTATTACCTTCTGATTCTTATTATGCGATTAAAGATAATGAGAGTGAAAATTTCGTAATTGATTTTGATGATTACACAAAATTAAGTTGTGATGGTGTGATTCATTATTTCAGATTAGATACAACTGGTTTGCCTGTTGAAAGATATTACAGAATTTTAATAAAAACAGAAATTAACGGTGAAATCGTAATATTTGATAATGGAAACATATTTAAAGTATCAAGATGAGCATACAATCACAAATCAATGATTTTTTATTAACAGGCCAATTCACTAATAATATTGATGAATTTGGAAATGTAAATTTATATATTAGTTCAAGTGAAGCAAATGAACAATATATTGCTTTTGAATTAATAAATTTTAATTATAAAAAAGATGAAATTGAAAATTTGTATGATGTAAATATTACAGAAATACAAACAGAAACTGTTGTTCAAAAACAAGTATTGGATCAAACATTCTTGAACGAATATAATAAAGTATTATATGAAAATCAAGATCTGAAGGAAAAGTTGAATCAATTGGTTGACGAGGTACAATCTGATCCTTCTAAATCACAATTAAGTGCAGCAAGAGATTTAATCGTAGAATTAAGAATTAAATTAAAACAAGGAACAAAACCAGAAGATTTTTCTGATCAATTTCCTTTTAATTTAAAATCTGAAAATGAATAATTTATGGCATTTCCATTTCCAACAATATCATCTAACAGTGGATCATTAAATAGTGGTTCTTACTTTTTACAAAATGATTTGGATACATTTAATGATGTACCATTTCAAGAATACTATTTTGGGAATTCAGAACAAGATATAATTGAATTTAGTGTATATGACATCGAAGGTAATATTAATGTATGGAAATATTTACCAGTCTCAATTACATATACAGTACTAAATAAAACATATAAAGATGTTGATAACAACACATTAAATTATAGTTACAAACAATACAATAGTAGTTATACCATTTCATTTAATAAAAATATATTATTAAGTACACTTCAAGATTTTTCCGGTTCAAATATTAATTCTGGTAATCATGTTGCAAGTTATAATTTCATTAGAAATGTTGCCGGTAATCCTGACTATCAACTTTACATTAAAGAAATTTCTCCAAGTAGACGAGAAATTAAATTAACACCTTCATTTAAATTAGATTTAACAAAAGAAGAAAACATACTTGTAAATCTTCAATATCAAGCATTTGCCAGAAAAGCAGTATTGCTTAGAGATACAATTCCATTGTTCAACTACTTTTTGGATTCATATCAAATATATAAAAGTAGCGATTCCTTAATTAAAAATAATAATGCAATTTTTACGTTATTAAGAACCAATTTTGGATTCAAATCAGATGCAGACATACTTGCATTTTTAGATGATACATATAGTGGTTTTAATAGACCATTCGTAAATTCTCAAAATGGACAATTGATACAAAATAGTTTCGAAGGTACTAAAAATTATATTAAAGATTGGTTGTATACATACTATAAATCAATTTATTCATTTGAACAGATTAAAACTCAATTTAAATATATTGTTCAAAAGTCAATATCAATTAGATTGAGTCAACTCAATTCATATTATACAAGTAATATTGAATTAACAACTCAAGTTGAAAATTTCATTACAGATTTATTCTTTACAAATTTTATATCAAACGTAGTTGATACTGTTCAAATTTATCACGATAAAAAACTGTATGCATATTTGAAAAATGCATTAAACTTTGGCAATGATATATTTTATACAATATTAAATTATACATTTGTAGAAGAAAATGGTAATACAAATATCATTGTAAAATTATTTGATGAACTACCATTAAATGTTTCTTTAAGAGATAAATGTTGGATTTCAAATATATCACTTATACCTGTAATTCAAAAGTTTGTTATTAATGTACCAGTAATTAAGAAAAATTTTAAGATATCAGGCCCAAATTTCAAAGTACCAACTGATTCTTATAAGACTTCACCTGTAAATTATCAAAATTCTAACGATTTAAAATTAGATAATACTACGAAGAATGATGTAGAATTTTATAAGAAATTAAATAATCTTAATGTAGACTATTCCGATTTTTCTAATTTCATTGTATTTAGTTCTGCTGAATTAAGAACCAAATTATTTTTAAATAAAGTAACATCGATAAATCAACTTAATAAGTCAATTAATTCTATATTGACTACATTATCTGCATCTGCCGCAAATAGTGCGTCGTCGTATACATTGTTAACTTCCTATCCATTCATTAGTGCATCATATGCGGAAGAAGTAAATGGATATCAATCACAGTTAAATACAATTTTCAATTCATTTGACGGATATGATTCATATTTGTATCAAAATATTACTTTAGTAAGTGGTAGTACAACATCATTTGTCAATGGTGCATATGTACAAAATTACAATTACCCAGACTATATTGAAAATGCAATTGAATTTGATAAAAATAACAGAGATAGTCTTGTAAATAATACACCAGAATACATTTTATTGGATGATAACAATACCGATTATTTGATATTCTTGTCAATGATTGGACACCATTTTGATAACATTTACTTGTATATTAAGAATTTTCCAACTCAACAATATGTTGAAAGTAATCTATCATCAAGTTATGTAAGTACAGTTGCCAATACTTTATTACAACAATTTGGGTGGAATCCAATTAGTTCATTTGATAATTCATCTATTGAAGCTAATTACTTGACGGGTTCAAATGCGTATTCTGATTATGATAAATTAAAGATAATTTGGAATAGAATTCTAAAGACTCTTCCATTGATTTACAAGACTAAGGGAACAGAAGAATGTATTAGAACAATATCTAACATTTATGGAATTCCTCGTAGTTTATTAAATGTTAAAGAATATGGTGGTAATAAGATATCTGATGAAGATAATTCCTCTTACACATATCAAAGTAAGTATTACTTTACAAAATATACTAGAAATGGTGATGCGATAATAATACCAGTATTTGGTACATCAAGTTATGTCAATTCAATAGAATTCAAATTTAGAATTGATAGTGATTATATTTACCCACAAAATACTAAAGTCACTCTTTTAAAGACTACTAATTGGGATGTATCAATCAAAAAGGAAATTAAAGATACTTTTGGAAAATTAAAATTTGATTTGTCTCCATCTGGATTACTAACTGACTATCTTGAAACAGATTCATTACCATTGTTTAATGGAAATGTATTCAATGTATTAATTAAACAAATAAATTTATCTGCAAGTTATGACACAGGATCTGGCGGACAATTACCATATAAATATTCATTAAGAGTAACATCCGTAGATAATGATGAAATTGTATTTGATGATAATAAATCAATCATTAGTGGAACCGAAGGAATCAATGAATCATTTAATAGTTTTGGTTTACTTTATGTAGGAAATTATACAGGCGGTGGCAATTTATTCCAAGGAAATATTGACAAAATAAATCTATGGAAACACGAATTAGATGATGAATCTTTTATAGAACATTGTAAGAATTTTGATTCATATAGAACAAATAATGACAGTACAACTTATGATAATTTGTATTTTAGATACAGTTATGATTATCCAGTTAATATGTACACTAGTTCATTCTTTGTTGTAAGAAACGCTAACAAGTTATATTCACAATATAGTGCATCTGCATATAATTTTGCACAAAATACAACTACACAATCAAATTGTTTGACTGTATCTGCATCTTTATATCCATATCAATTTGATGAAATTGAAATCAATCAAAACATTAAATTAGGACAATACGGACCTAATAAATTTAAGAATGTAAAGATTAATAAAGCAACACAAACTGTTGAAGCTAGATTAATGCCTAATGAAACGAGTGTTGTAAATAATTTAGTAACTACCGATTCAAATTTATTAGCAGTATATATTTCTCCGTTTAAAGTAAGAGACGATGATATTTTAAATTTCTTGGGTGAATATGATATCATGGATTTAATCGGAAATCCATCTAATATTTTCGCTGATAATTATGAAAGTCTACAAACACTAAGAGATAATTATAATAAATATAATTTATCTGAACAGGTCTTGTATCAAGAGTTTATGACTCTATATAAGAATTACTTTGACGGATCTTTCTTTGAAACGGTTACACAATTGCTTCCAGCAAGAAGTAAAGTAATTGATGGTGTATTGATTGAACCAAGTTTATTGGAAAGAAATAAATATCAAAATCGCCCTGTAGATAGTGCTATTGCTTATGATTTAAGTAGTTCATATCAACCATTAAAACATTTTTCTGCTTCTTTTGAAAGAAATTATAGAAGCACAAGTCAAGTTAATTTAAGTAAAAACGGATTAGATTTCCCGTTAACATCTTCTACATACGGTTCATTGACATCATCAATGCATCCCGCATCATATACGTCTAATAACTATACAACATTCCAGTTCTCTAGTTTGAACTATGATACGAGATTAAGCATATTTTCTATTAGTGGTTCGTTTTTTGATAAATTTGAAAGTAATTATATTTATAGAAATAATAAGAATGTATATTTGTTTGGTACAAATCCAAATACCAGTCTAGAAAATTCTAGTAGTAAATTTGTGAATATATATTCTTATGTAAATGTCAATTCTTCGTCGTTATTTACTACATATGACAATAATTCTTCTATTTTTGATATTGAATCATATCCTATAGGACATTATTCATTAAAAAGAAGAATTTCAAGATTTTCAACCAATCAATATTTCGTTAATTCTGTAACATCATCATTTTATAAAAAATCTAGTCAAACTATATATACAACAGTAGATAATAAAGGTAATAATGATAATTCGTCACCAATTGAAAGAACTCAAATAAATCTACAAGTTTCTGAAAATTCATTGATTAGTTCATAAAAAAGATTTAATGAATAATATTTATTGATAAATATACTTATATTATATGGCATATCTAGATAACAAAACTATAACAGTTGATGCGATTTTAACCCAAAAAGGTAGACAATTGTTAGCAAAGAACGGTTCGTTGAACATTACATCATTTGCTCTTGCAGATGATGAAATTGACTATAACTTATACAATTCAACTCATCCACTTGGTAGTGCTTTTTACGATATTGCTATCAGAAATACACCAGTATTGGAACCATTTAGTGATGAAACACAAGTAATGAAATATAAGTTGGTAACATTACCATCCGGCGTTACCGCAATTCCAGTAATTTCTATCGCACAAACAAGTATTACAACCGATAGATTGAATACAAGTGAATTCATAATTTCTCCAAGTACCAATCCAACATATAATACAACACTAGGATATACTGCTATATTGGGTAATAAGAATGCCGGAACATTATTAGTAACCGAAACAAATAGTATTAATTCTACAAGTGCTACTGTTCCAAGTTTTGCTGGGGATGCAGTTACTGCTGCTTCTCAAGTAGTAGTTGGTAATAAGTTTAAATTTGTACCAAATAACGCTTTGATATCTACCATAACTACAACATTGACTATCATTGGAAATGAAAGCGGTGGTAGTTTAACAATTCCAGTTACCATAACAGTCCCAACCACAACCGCTTAATAAAATATGATTTTTAAAAACTTTGAATCTACAGATATAGTAGCAGGAAGAATCAATAAGGTTTCTTCTGGATTTTGGGTTGACGGCAATTATGCAGTAACACAATCAACTTTTACAACATCATCTACACAAGTGGTATTGACAGGTTCAAACCAATATGATGTTCAAAACGGATTGTATTATTACAATGTATATTACCAAAACCAACCACATTTTTCAATAACATATGGTGATTATTATGGTTCTGGTTCATCTGTAACAGATGCAACATCATTGTATATTCGTCCAACACAAGCAATTTATAATCAATACAAGAATGTATTATTGACTCCTGACGATACATTTTTCAATTTTAAAACAGGAAATTATACTGTAGCTACTTCTGCCGATTCAACAACATCTGTTACTGGATCTGGTATAGTAGTATTGAATTTTTCTGCCGATAAATACAAAGATCGTGTGGATGAAGGTCAAATTGAATTTAGTATTAGTGGTGCTAATGGTCAGTTTACATTTATCGATGACTCTTCAGTAGTTAAGAAACAATTGGATGTTTACAATATTATTAGTGGAAGTGTAAATGATGGTGTGCCATCTGCATACTCAAATGGTGGTGTGATCACATATAATTCTATTGGATTATTTTATCCAAAGACTGGAACAGTAGTATTAAATGCAGGTGCGATTAGTTCATCTGTTGGTGTATCTTTGACTGGATCGTTCGCAACAGTTGCGGATCAAACCAATACATATGCATTGAATCAAAGAACTATGTTCCAAGCAATTACTAAATGTACAACAAAGACATTTAAAGTAAGAAAATCTGAATATTTGCCATCCGCTCAATATTTCGTAAGAGTAAAGAATCAAGACTACAATTATACTAATAATCCAACATTTATTGCAAATGGTACTACTGATAGTTTGAATGGTGTAGTATTAGCAAGAGGTTCTATTAAGATCAACGATTTTGTAAACAATCCTACAACATATATTACTACTGTTGGTTTATATGATAGTGATAATGAACTTGTAGCTGTTGCAAAATTGAGTCAACCAACACAAAAAACTTTTGATAGTGAATTGTTGATTAGAGTTAGACTTGATTTTTAAACTAATGGATAAATGATAAAAAGTTTAAATAGAGATGATGTCCAAGTTACCCCATTTGTTGCCAAAAAACTCTGGAATCCTACAAATATTGAAGCTACAGATTTGATATTATGGATGTCCGGATCATTAAGTGGGTCGATATCTCATATTTATATTGATTATGGTGACGGTACAAGTTTACCTACAACAAATAGTTATTGTGATTTAGCATTACAACAACAAAGTGATGATTTTGTTCAATATCATCGTGGTTTAAATATTACTGGTACATTTTTTCCAGTTGGAAATCAATATTATAATTCATCATCCAATCCAACTAATACTGACGGTACTTATATGCGATTAGTATATAATACCAATAAACAATTATTTTATAATACTTATAATAATCCAGTTCAATTGTGGGGAGTTGAAAATTTCAATTTAAACACTACATATAGACTTTTAACGGATGTAATGGATGTATTTACAATTCCCAGAATTAAGTTTGGGGAAAAGATTTCACCTTATAGTGTAACAATAATTGACGATCAAGATGATGCTAATTACATAATTGTAGATGATGGAAATGAAAATTTAATACTTAGTGGAAGTTATTTTTCTACTTATCAAGAAATAGAATTCACTGATATATGATTGATCCAATTTATAAATTAAAAACAGGATATTCAATTGCTGCGGATGGTGATTATGTTGCAGTTGGAAATCCAACATCTTTTTTATCTGGATCGTTTGTATTAAATAATAAAGGGTCTGTAGAAATTTTCAAATATTCAAAAACTACAGATTTATACAATCCCAATTTTATTTTTTATAAATACATAAATCCTGATGATTTTCCTGGTTATTTATCCGCTGATACTAGTAGTTTAGATACAACATATATTAATGCAGATACATCGTCTGTTCCTGTTTTAGGATTAAACATAGAAATAGATTTAGGAGGATGGAATCCTATTATTTATGATGATTCATATGGTGTATCAGTAGATGTATCTGGATCTGTAGTAGTAATCGGAAATCCATATTATAGATTTTCACTAATTACAGGATCTATTGTTTATACCGGTTCTTGTGTTGATATATACGATTTATCCGATTATTCAAGCAGTTATGTTTCTGGAACGATCTATTATCCAAAATATAGTATTACAAATTCTTTTGATAATTTAGAATATTCTACATTTGGTGAATCCGTTTCAATTTATGAAAATAAATTAGTAATTGGATCAAGTAAAAATAATTGTGCTTATATATACACTCAATCTCTTGGTGTATGGAGTCATTATCAAACACTATCTCCCGGTGGATTACCTGCGGATTATTATTATGGAAGTGTAGTTAAAATCGATCCAAGTGGATCAAATAGAATAGTTGTTGGTAACAAATCTACTGGTAGTGCGGTTTATGTATATGAATTAAATACGACTACAAATCAATGGGAACAAAATGATATCTTAGATCAAGATAGAACTATTACCGGATCATTGAATTTTATAGATACAAAACCATATTTTCCAGGCAGTCAACCAAGCGGC